CCGAGGACATTACGCCGGTCAAGGGGCAGGAAGAGGCCTTCACGAATATCAGTAACGCAGTTGACAAATCCTCCGAGCCGCAGTATTCTACAAGTGAGAGTACCGGCACCGCGTTTCAGTATCGAGACATGGGGGAGGATACCAGTGAGGAAGGTAAAAAATCGGCGGCACATATCCGTAAGGTGCTTCTTAGCGCCAAACAAGGTTCGAAAGACATTGGGAACATATCGACGCGCCAAGTCTCGGGGGCTGTCCTTTCCGCCGCTGACCGCGTTGCGCAGGTTTTTGGTCGTCGGGTTGTCTTCTTCGCATCGGACAGTGTTTCCGCGAAAGTACCGAACGGGTTTATAGACAAGAACGACCCAAAGACGATATACATCAACACCAAGTCCGGGTTCTCGCCGCTGACCATTCTCGGCCATGAGATTTTGCACGCCATGCGCACGGAGCGCAAGGGCCTGTACGACATGCTCTACGCCGCAGCCAAGAACAATATCAAGCTCAAAGCCTTCGACGCCTACCGGGCCAAACTCAAGGAGTCCGGGTACCATACCGAGGAGAAGCTGACCAAGGAGTATGTGGCCGAGGAGATGCTCGCCGACTTCATGGGCGACTCCTTTGCAGATCCTGCTTTCTGGGAGCAACTCGCCCAGGAGAAACCGACGCTGTTCAAACGCCTGGTTGCCTTCGTCAAGGCGTTTCTCGATGATGCGGTCAAGACCTTCCAGGGGCTGAAGAACTTCCAGTCCGATCAGTTCTTCATTGATGTCCAGAAGATGCGCGATGTCGCGGTCAAGGCCATGGCGCAGTACGGCGGGGCCGAGGCGTTCGTCGGCATGGAGCCGATGGATATTAGGTTTTCTTTCTCCATCGCCGATGGTGCCCTCGACCTCGGGCGAAAAAAAGTCAAAGAAGCTGCCTCCTCCCTCGCCAACCCGAAGTCGCGGCTGCATGAGCTCTACGTGCAGTACGCTCCGCAGTGGCTGTCCGTCACCCCGCTGCTCACCTTGGTTCAGACCTTCGGTAAGAAGTTCCCGCAGGTGGCTGAGTTCGCCCGGCATATCGATCGCGTGGTCGCAGTCAAGAACGACATCGTCAATAAGTCGAAGGAACTGCATGACGAGGCCCTTGCCCTGGCCAAGGACGGGGTCGGGGAGAAAGTGCTCAACTACGCCATAGGTACCTCCTCGTTCAACCGGATGACTCCCTGGAAGTCCTTGATGGAGCAGGACTGGGTGCCCAAGACCGGCACTGCCGAGGAGCGGCTCAAGCTGGCGAACGTCGCATGGAAGCGGGCCAAGATGGATGAGGCCACCGGCCTGAAGCTGCATGAGGCCTACAAGCAGGCCCGGGACGCTTATGAGGCCCTGGGCACCGACGCGATGAAGACTGCCTACGAGGCCATGGTGGATGACCTGCACCGGGTCCGGGAGCGAGAGAAGAACAACCTGCTGTCCTTCATTGAGCAAGCATCGGTCGGTAACACCGCGCTGCGTCAGCAGCTCATGGCCCGGTTCAATGCTACCTTCAGCGAACTGCAGGGTGCCTACTGGCCGCTGGCCCGGGTCGGTGACTTCACCCTCTCCTTCACCGAGAAGGACGGGACCAAGGTGGTCAAGCACTACGTCACCACCAAGCTGCGCCGGCTGGACCGCGACCAACTGATCGAGGACGGGATCGACCCGGCAGCAATTACCGAGGGGACCAAGGACAAACGGAGCCGCTCCGAGTCCGCCATCCCGCAGGAGCTGATGTCGCAGTTGATGGGTGCGGTCGAGGCGGAGAAGATGCAAGATGTTGGAGCTTTCGTGCTCACAATCGCCGTCAAAGGAAAGAAGCCAGTGGTGAAGCACTACGCCACTGAGGCACTGCGCCGACAAGCGAAGGCGCAGATGATCAAGGACGGAGCTGACGCAGCCACGATCAAAGAAAGTATCGAGGACGAAGCTACAGTGGAGGCTGCGCGTGCCGCCGCGCTCGAAGAAGCCCAAGACGTTGTCAGTGACATGAACCAGATCTGGCTGCGCTGGCAGCCGGAGACTGCCGCACTCAAGAACTCCCTGCGCCGGAAGAACGTGCGCGGGTTCTCGGAAGACATGATGCGCAGCTACCTGGATTATATGTCTCGGCATGCCAGCAATATCGCCTGGACCGAGCAGGGCCGCAAGATCGAAGCCACGCTCAAGAGCATGGCCGAGGACATCAAGGAGGCCAAGGCTGCCGGCGGCGCCGACACGACCATGCAGCAGAATATCCTGAATGATCTGCGTGGCCGGGTGCAGGCAATCAGAGAAGCCCGGGTCGGCCCGGTCGCCTCCGGGCTAGGCAAGCTGGGTACGGCCTACTACATGACCTCGCCCTCCATCGCCTTGGTGCAGCTGAGCCAGCTCGCAGTGATCACCTTCCCTAACATGGCGATCAAGTTTCAGAAGCTCGGGCTCAGGGCAGTGACCAAAGCCCTGGCCGGGGCTACCAAGGCGGCGTTCACCAAGGAGTTCACACGCAAGGCAATCTTCTCCGACCCGGTGGTGGAGGACATCTTCGACCGGTTGCATGCCGTGGTCACCGAGCAGGACCGGGCCACGTCGCAGGGGCAGAATAAGGACCTGGGCTCGCCGCTCTACTCCAAGCCCGAGATACTCAAGCTGATTGAGCAGCTCACTCCCTATCAGCGCCAACTCCTCGCCCTGCGGGAAGCGACGGCGCGTAACCTGCTCGACATCTCGGCGGCGCATGAGGCCTATGAGCTGACCCAGGGCAAGGATCCCAACGGGCTGATGAGCAAGGCCTTCCGCTATGCCATGCTGCCCATGCAGCTCTCGGAGCTGGCGTCCCGCAAAGCGGCGGTGCTCGGTACCATGGACCTTGCCACGCAGGAGAAGAAAGACTTCTTCGAGGCGATGAACGACGTTGCCTCGGTAGTCAACGACACCCTTTACTCCTACGCCAAGGAGCACAAGGGTTCGGCATTGCAGGGCGGAGCCGCCCGGGTCCTGCTTCAGTTCCAGCACTACCGGATCATGACCATCATCAGACTGATGTCGCTGTTCAGCAACTCGGTTCGCGGAGAAACGCCAGAGATGAAGTCGGCGGCCCGAAAGGAACTGATCGGGATCCTCGGCATGACCGGTGCGCTGGGCGGGTCGCTCGGGCTGCCCCTGGCCGGCGTGATCTTCACACTCTCCAACGCCCTACTGGGTGACGACGATGAACCCATTGACAGCGAGCTGATGTGGCGCAACTGGCTGCGTGAGAACTTCGGCGCGACCTTGGGCAATGTGCTGACCACCGGCGTACCCTACCTCGTCGGCGCCGACCTCTCCCGCCGGGTCGGCATGGGTGATATGTTCGGAATGCAGCAGACCCCGCCACCCGGGTACCACGGTGCGAAGCTGTTCACTTGGTGGGCCACCAGCCTGCTCGGCCCGGTCGCCTCGGTCGGACAGTCCGGGTTTCAGGGCTACGATGAGATCGTCAACAAGGGCAACTACATGAAGGGCCTTGAGGTTGCCACGCCGAAACCAATCAGGGACGCCTTGAAGGCTATCCGCCTGGGCACCGAGGGGCTGAAGACCAGTTCGGGCAAGCGGCTGCTGGCTGAGGACGCCATCGGCGTTGATGAGCTGTTCCTGGCGGCGCTGGGGTTCAACCCGGAGGAAGTGTCGAGGGCGCAGGCGGCGGAGCGCAGTCTGAACAAGATGTCCACTCTCATCTCTGAGCGGCGGGGGCGGATCATCCGCGATGCGGCGAGGGGGATCCTTGAGGGCGACACCCGGGAAGCTATGCAGTCAGTGCTGCAGTTCAACTCCCGGATGCCGCGTTACACCATCCAAGGTGGGGACATCAAAGGCTCGGTGCGGAAAATTATCTCTGGAGAGATTGGGGACGCCGGGCTCAGAGATCGTCAGGTTGCTGCTCAGTATGAAATTCCGAGCTATTTGTAGGAGGCCGGCAAGGATGTAGACAGTATGAATCTGATTCTTTTCCGGTGACAGCTCCTACAAACTCAGCTCCACACCCAAGGCATTTTCTTCTTTCAGCGCGGTGCCATTCTGCTATGACCGATATACTTCGCGGGAAAAATCCCACCTCAAACAAGGTTCCGCAGTTCTCGCACTGGGCAGGGGCATGGCGGTTCACATCCGAGAGAACGTCCTTTGGGCAGTTCTCCAAGTCATAGATTTCAAGGGAGCAGTCCCCGCCCTTGCTCTGAAACCCAGCCAGCGCCCCGCATCGCGGGCACGGAACCATTACGGTGTCAAACATTCCCATGATTATTCTCCGTTAATACAACCACGGTTTGTTAGGAACCGGGCCTTGATGTCGGAGGAACGCCCCACAAATCAAACACCTCTGAGTATATCCGTTGCTAATAGTTGGGTCAATATTCACCGTTTCTTCGTGGTGGCAACGCACTGAGGCACGCTCCCCAGGTGGCAGCGCATACTCCCGCCCCGCCGCGTTCTCCCGCAGGTATTTCTCCTGCCCCTCCCTCCTGAGCAGCACCATGGCTGCCGTGTAGTTGACGGCGCCGAGCAGGTCGCGGATGGCGCGTTCATCATCCGGGCAGTTCAGGGCCTCCCTGATTTTCTTCCTTGCTTGAAAGGCAAGGCCGGCCGGGCCGAGGTTGCGGCCCTCGGTCATGATTGGCTGCTCCAAGAAGGGCTTGTCGTTGGCATGACGCTCGCGGCCCTTGCCCAGCTGGCTCTGGTCCAGGGCTTCCTGCAGGACGTTGGCCAGTGGTTCGTATCCGGGTTCAGTTTTCATTTTTCCTCCTTTGGCGGATAAATAGTTTCCTTTGTGCTAGCAACCAGCTTTACATTTTTAATTGCTACACTTGCTTCAAGTGCTTTGGCTACTTCAATGGCAAACTCTTTTGCCTCAGCCGCGAAGGTGGCATGCATACCCAATTCTTGTTTTTCGTCAGTGAACGTAAGATCAATCATAACACCCCCGCATCCTCGAACTGCCGGCGGAGATCCACCGCCAGGCGAACGAAGTCAGGATGCGCCGATGGGGCGCACCGCAGTTTAAAAATATGCTGCCACTCCTGCAAGTCAGCAGTGACCACGACCTCGGTTTTGAGGGCGTTGGGCAGGACGGCCCGAGCCTGTTGAGGTTTGAAACCTCTGGCGATCAGCTCTTCGTACATAGCCTCGTCCTTTTCAAAGGAGTAAGTCATTATCCTCTGAGCTTCTGCGTCCCACCCCTCGAACCCGGTAGGCTCAATGAACTCCATTTCCTTGCCGGCGTAGTTCACGTACCGGGTGCTCTCCTGGGCGAAAGAACAGGGCCGGTGCCTTACTAGTTCATGAGAAACCCCTCGGTCGCAGATAAACTTAGCGGAGTAGCGGTGTAGCTCCTTGGGGATTTCTTCATGCGGACAGACTTCCCACCCAGCGGTGTGTACCTGGGCTCCGGCCTCAGGCAAAAACAAGTTGCCGTAGGCATTGTAAAACGGTGCAAAAATGTAGGCCTTCCATCCGTACTTCTTGCCCTGCTGGAACCATGCAGTGAGGTTGCCGCCGATGTAGAAAAAGTCGTGGTCCGCCCGGACAGTAAGAAATCGTCCAGCCTTCGTTACCAAGTTGGGGATAGTATCGTTCGGAGCCCCTATCTGTTTTCGCACCACAAAATTAGAGTGCTCCACCATGGCGAGGTGACCGGCGCTGATCAGTTTCTTGACGAACTTCTCGGCGCTGTCCGGAGTGATCTTGTCCTCTGACTTGTAGCAGGTCCTGCCCGCTCGCTCAATAAATTTGACAGCGCCTTCATAGTCCGTCGGCACTGCGCCCAGAAACTCCACTGATGGTTTTATGATTTTCATGGTTTCTCCTTTCGGGGGTATAGGTCAGTCGCATCAAGTTTGCCTTTCCACGCTTCATTGAACAATTGTTTATTTTTATCCGGTACGAGTCGGTTATAATGCCCAGACTCAATCAACGTCAGCTCGGTCCGCGAAAACCATGCGGCCCTGCTGCCAGCTGGGTAGAACTCAAGGCTATAGTCGTTTTTGCTACGCTCTGCAATTATGGCAAGCATTCCGGCAAAGACTCCTACGAATGCACCAGAGGAGGACTGCACTCGCACTAAATCGCCGACGTTCAAAATTCGTGGCTCAGTTTTCATTCCCCTCCTCCCTTCCCCTGCGGCACCATCGGGTGCGGGGGCATTTTCTCAGCAATATGCGCGAAGTCCTGCAGCCCTTGAGTAAGCTGCGGGTGGCGCATGTCGATCTCCCAGCATGGTTGCTGGGCGCCTCCGTAAAAAGTCCCGGCCCCGAGGGCCTTACGAATATTGTGGTGGGTCAGCACCCCGAGTTTCTGCAGCTGCACCTTGATGTTGGTGTAGCTGCCATAGCCCTTGCCGATGATCTCCTTGACCTTGTTCCGGGAGATGTACAGCCGTTGCTTGTCCACTTCGTAGCGGACGTGCAGCGAGCCGCGGGGAGCCTCCAGGACCAGACAGCCCTCCTTCAAATTCGCATGCCCCTTGACCAGTACCCGGTTGGCAGCAAGGCTATCGATGATCTGGCCCAGCACCCCGAGGGAGTCGCCCTGCAGGTCCGCCTTGATGTCGCGCATGGTCTTTGTGGCGATGGCTGCCCAGCGGAGAACCGGCTGGACCGGGAACCGGATTAACCCCAGTTTCTCAGCCACCAATCCGCCGTATGCAGCCACCGCCACGACCGCGCTCCAGAATCGCTCCTCCCCAGTGATTCCGAGCTTCTTGTCAATCTCCTCCTTGACTATCTGCAACTGTGCCTTGATAGTGGCCTCGTTCTCCACCATCCATTTGGCGTATATCTCGCCGGCATGGCCGTAGTTCTCATCCAAGGTCCAGAACAGGTCAGTGGCCACCTGGCCCTCCAGCTCCGGGTGCCTATCGACCGTGTACTCAAAGACCCGGTTTAGCTCTGCCGAGGCGTCCATCTTGGATCCGGACAGTTTATCAACCAGTGAGGTGTTGGATGTGGCCACGCCGATGGTGTGCCAGTTGTTGACGTGCCGCTTCTCCTCCGAGTTCTTGGTCAGCCGGTTCTTGTCCCGCCCCTGGGTGATCTTATAAACAAAGTCCGACAGCTCCTTGCCGTCGATGTTCGTCACCTCGTCCACGACGAAGGGCAGATTGCCGTACACTCCGAGCCGGGAGACCATGGCGTTCTTGGTGTCGTCCCGGAGCATGATCAGATCATTGTGGTACCCCCAGATCGAGGTGATGAACCGAAGCATTAGGGTCTTACCCACGCCGGACTCACCCACCAGGGAGAGCAGGGCGCCGGCAAACCCGGAGAACTTCATCAGTGGGGCGCCGAACCCGCCGGCCAGGAGAGCGAAGGCGAACTGCTCCATTCCAGGACGGGCGAGGATCCGCGTTGCCTCCGACCACTTCTCCAAGGTGCCCATGGACTTGAACGCCGTCGCTGCCGAGGGGACGTTGCGGGCCATGGAGGCGTCCTCCACCTGACCGTCGGCGTGGAATATCTTGCGGCCCAGGACAAAAATCGGCGCGCCGTTGCGCCCGGTCTTCCACCCCATCTGGCAGAGCAGGGTCGTCATCCGTCGCTGGCGCTGCAGCTTTGACTGGTAGGATTCAAGATAGGCAACCATGCACTTTTTCTCCTTCACTCCGACCACCTTGATATGGTTGTCGGACAATATGGACAGCAGGGTCTTGGGGTCGTTGGTCAGCGAGGACCGTACCGTGCACTCCAGCATGCCCTCGTAAGGCAGACAATGCTTGAGGGTCATGACCTCGTAGCCGAGCGACTCGTCCCAGGCCAGGCAGGATGGGTAGAGGTCCTGATCGTAGAACTTGAACCATACCCCTTCCTCTTCATGAAACAGCCCGTCTGCCGCCCGCCTGAACCCGTCCGGCGGGGCGCACTCGCCATTATCTGCAGGCTTGGCAACCGGGTCCGGCCGGCCGAGAACGATAGGGCTCTTTATTTTGCCGTTCCTGGCGCAGCCGATGCAGCCGGCGGCGTTCTCGCTGCCGAACTTGGCGCAGGTTGTCGGTCCCATGCCGGTGCCACGCCACTGCTCAATCTTAGCTTCTGTCTCAGCATGACTGTAGCCACTGTACCCGGCCGACCACTCGTGCGCGACCTGCTCGCCGCCCAGGCAGAAACTCAGCAGCCCGAGGCAGGCGTACCACAAGGGCTCGGAAATATCCCCGCCACTGGTGCGCATCTTGGCGAGTTGAGCGCAACGGTCAGCGATCTTGTTGGGGTCGCTGGTGGCCTGGTCCGGCAGGAGGAAGTCGGCGTTGATGTCCTTCGCCGGCCGGGGGGCCTGCACCGCCTGGGTGTTGAGCCCTTTCTTCTTCGCTGCCCGGCCGAGGACCGCGGCGAACTCCAGGAAATTCACGTCCACGCCTGGGTCATGGATAATAAGCACTGGCTTCTCTGGCCGGCCCGGCTTGCGGTTGCGCACTCCGGGGGGGCGCAGCACCGAGGCAGAGTCAGAAGTCCGCGATGAGTCACCGCCGAGCGCCGGAGCGTACTGAGCCACAACCTGTTTGAGTAGGAAAGCGACCGTGCGCCACTTGTCGGCCGGGATCGGTTCGCTCAGGATCCAATGAGCGTAGAGCCCATTGCCCGAGTTGACCACTGCCGGCATCGGCAGGCCGACTTCCCGGACGAAATCTCTCAGCACCGCGGCACCTTCGCCTTGGTTTTTGAGGGGCCACTTCTCGCCGCAATCGATGTCGAGAAAAAAGTTCTTGATCAGGGCGGCGTTGGCCTGGCCCCGGATCGGCATGCGATCTTTCTTCGGGGCGCCGGGCGGCAACTGCTTATTGTGCGCCTTGGCAGCCGCGATCTTGGCAGCGTCGAAGGAGGCCTGAGCGATGTAGACCGTATGGCCAGCGGAGTCAAGTGCTGTAATCTGGTGCTGTGCGGCAGGCAGGTCCTCATATAAAAAATGGCGGAATGTTCCGCCTTCGAGGAGCAGAGCAACACAGTACAGCCCTTGGCTGGGAAGGAGCCGTGAGAGA